GTGGCCCTGCGCTGGATCCAGGACTACGACGCGAACTACCTGACCGACCGTTCCGTGGTCAACACCTACAAGGGCTTCCGGTCCGTCAAGGACCAGCTCCTGGGTGTCGACAACGGCACCGACCAGGCGTTCGTGTCCGAGTACGAGCACTTCGTCCGTGCGATCCGCCTCGACCTCGACGCCACGGTCGACGTGCTGCCCGACCCGGACGGCCCTGACGCCGTTCAGGTCGAGCTCGCTGCGATCACCGGTGTCGCCGGGGTTGCTGACGGCGCTGGCGTCTGATCCATCGGCTGAGTGGGGCGGGGTGTGCAAGTTGCGCATCCCGCCCCTCCCCGTGAGTGAAGGAGAACCATCTTGGCGAACTTCGCCACACTGGAAGAGCTGAAGGCTCGCCTCGACTGGACGCTCGACGCTGACGAGGAGCGCATCGCGACCTCGGCCCTGGAAGACGCCTCCGACCTGGCCAGCTTCCATGCTGGCCGTGACTGGCCGGACGTCACCTCGGCCCCACGCCTGGTACGGACGCTGGTCCTGAAGGCGTGCAGCCGGTACATGACCAACCCCTCGGGCTACACCCAGTCCCGAGCGGGCGACGAGACCCTGGGCTGGAACGACACCCAGGGCGAGAACGCGGGCACCGTCTACTTCACCGACGACGAGCAGAAGCTCCTCGTGCAGATCGGCGGGCGCAAGCCCGGCCTGGTCTCGGTGGGCGTGAGCGCCTGGAACTCGGACATCCGCAGCTACCGCGGCCGGCGCCTTCGCGGCAACGACCTCCCGGCCGGCTTCGTCCCCTCGGAGTCCGGCAAGGACTTCCCGCTGTACGCCAGTGAGGACGACGTCTGGTGAGCTCGATGCAACGCAAGCGCGGCGTAGAGGCCACCATCTACCGCAGCCGCTACCACACGGACAACCGCGGCAACGAGATCCTGGTCGCCGACGACGACGGCCCGCACATCGTCAAGTGCGCGCTGATTCCCCAACGTTCGGCGCGGGCCGAGATCCCCGGTCAGCAGCAGATCAACATCACCCGCATGATCGTGGACGCCAACCTCGAAGGCGTCGAGCTGTGGTCGCGGGTCGAACTGCTCGGCAAGGTCTGGGACATCGTGACCCCGCCGGCCTACCACCACGGCGAACGGCGTACGCGGCACTGGGCGATCGACATCCGCGAGAGGCCGAGCTGATGGCCTACATCTACAAGGGCCTCAACGGCAAGAACCTCGAAGAGATCATCGCCTCGCTGGACGGCGTCCAGGACGAGGTCGACTCCCGAGCCTTCGAGATCGGAGTGCGGGCCGAGGAGCTTCTGCTCCAGCACCGCGCCGAGGGCATCGCCCAGATCGACATCGTCAAGGGCGACGTCGACTCCTACGTCGTTCTGGTCGACGCCAACGGAACGAACGCCAAGTCCGGCGCCAACTCCGCGGCCTCGATCGAGTTCGGCCGCTCCGCCTACGACGTGGAAGTCGTGGACCAGCAGGGCCACTACGTCACCGAGTACACGGTCGGCGCGATGGAGGGCCTCCACATCCTGGAGGAAGCCTCGCACCTGCCCAAGAAGTCCGGACCCACGGTCAAGGTCAAGCGCCAGAAGGTCCGGATCATCCGGCGCAAGAAGAAGAAGCGCGGGGGTGGTAGAGGCTGATGGCCGGAGTACCCCCGGAGATCAAGGCGCTTGCCGAGCTCTCCCCCGTCGAAGACCTGATGCTCGCGATCCTGCGAGAAGGACTTCCGGGGATCACGGTGAAGTCCCTGATCTCCAAGAACCAGACGTTCCCCCTCGTCCTGGTGCGCCGCGACCCTTCCTTCGGGAACTGGTCGGGTGACACCCGGTTCCTCGACGCAGCTCGCGTCGCGGTCCACGTCTTCTGCCAGGACCCTGACGGCGACGAAGACGCCGCGATCCTCTCCGAGGCCGTACGCGTCGTCATCCGCAACGCGTGGCTCTCGCAGAAGGTCGTCCCCTCGCGCGGCCACATCACACGGGTCGACCTCGCGTCCGCCCCTCGTCGGGTCACCGACTGGGCGACGTCGACCGGCCCGGTCCAGTACGCGGACCTTCCCACTGGTGTCTGGCGCTACGAGGCGACCTACGACATCGAGATCCGCAAGCCGCGCAACCGCCCGTACCCCATCCCGTAAGGAGACTCCTTCGTGGCCCTGAACGACAACGCCACTCTCGTCATTGGTAGTGGTAACTACCTGACCGCCCCGGTCGGCACCGACCTTCCCGACGACCTGCTCGTCCCGACCTCTCCCTGGTCGGCCGTGGGTCACACCTCCCTGGAGGACATCCTCTCGATCTCCTCGGAGGGTGGCGAGGCCACCACCATCGGCACGCTCCAGAACAAGAGCCTGCGCACCAAGTACAGCGCGCGGACCGAGACGATCGCGCTTACCCTCCAGCAGTTCGACATCGCCGGCCTGAAGCTGTACTACGGCTCCAACGCCCCGGTCCTGGCGAACGGCACCGTCGGCGTGCCGACCGACCCGACCCCGACCGTCACCGCGTTCCTCGCGGTGTTCGTGGACGGCGAGAACTACTTCGCGATCTACGCCCCCAAGGCTGAGATCTACCGTGCCGACGACATCTCGTTCGGTGACACGGAGTCCCTGGCCGGCCTGCCGATCGGCGTGAAGCCGATGGCCTTCGGCTCGAACACCTACACCTACGCGATCACCCCGCTTGGTGCAAGTGTCGCAACCGGCGCGACCGCTGGTACGCCTGGCTCCTTCACCCCGGACGGCTCGGTCACCCCGGCCAACCTGGCTGCGCTGGCTTCGGTCATCGCTACGCCGACCTCGGCCTGGACCACGGGTCAGTACGTCACCCTCGGCGACGCCTCGACGGCGCACTGGGATGGCGACTCGTGGGTCTCCGGCTCGGCCTGATCAGTCCTCATCTGATCTTCCCCGCTGTGCAAGTGGTGCGGACCTCCTTGCACAGCGGGGGCCCTTCGGGGCTCTTCGCTCGACGGTCCGCGTTCTGTTCCCCCCTACTTACCGGAGGTCCGCAACCCCATGGCCATCTTCTCTCTCGACAACATCCGTGCCGCCGCTGAAGCGAAGTACGGGTCCACTGACATCGAGCTCGGCGACGGCTTCGTCGCTCGCCTGCTCAACCCGCTCCGCCTGCCGAAGGAGAAGCGCGCCGAACTCCTGAAGGTCCAGGAGAAGCTGGACGGCGACGACGTCGACCAGGAGCAGGTGCTCGCTGACGCGATCCGCCTGGTCGCCGAGAACGAGACGGCGGCCGAGAAGCTGCTCGCTGAGGTCGGCTCCGACCTCGCGGTGCTGGCCCAGATCTTCTCCTCGTACAGCGACGGGACCCAGGTGGGGGAAGCCTCGGCCTCGGAGAGCTGATCGACAAGTACGGCGAAGGCATCTACCCCGACCTGCTGCTCCATTACGGAGTCGACCTCGCAGAGGTGATCGCAGGTCGGGGGCCCTCGCCGGCTCTTGTCCTCGCACTCGTGCAGGGGCTACCTGATACCTCGCTCACCATCGCCCTCGCGTCGGGCGGCCGGGAGCACCACGGCTGGGGCATCGACCGCCACATGCAAGCCGACATCTTCGACGCGATCAACCAGAACACCAGGGCCACCGGCCAGTGGGGCAAGGGCAAGGCGCCCAAGATCCCGCTGTGGCCCCGCCCCAAGCCTGCGAAGAAGTCCGCGGGTGTCGAGGGCAAGAAGGGTCGCCGCGTCTCCGTGGCTGATCTCTACAACAAGTTCAACGCCAAGCGGAGGTAAGCGATGCCCCAGGGTCAGGTGATTGGACGCGTAAGCGTCCGCGTCCTCCCCGACACCAGCGAGTTCCGCAGCAAGACTCGCAAGGCGCTGGACAAGGAGGAGAAGAACCTCAAGGTCGAGGTCCAGGTCATGCCCAACATGGCTGGCTTCGAGCGCCAGTTGCTCACCGAGATCAGCAAGATCAGCCAGCGCAACCGGCAGTCGGACGCGCGCAAGGTCAAGATCTACACCCGCATCGACACCTCGACCATGTCGGGCGAGCTGGCCAAGGCGATCCGCAAGTACAGCGACAAGGCCAAGACCGGCAGCAAGGTCCAGCTCCAGACGGAGCTCGACGCCGGGGACATCAAGCTGAAGATCAGCGATGAGTCCCTGCGCGAGATGACCCACCAGCTCAAGAAGTGGCGGGACAACAACTCCCCGCAGAAGATCACGATCCAGCCTGACCTGTCGGCTGTCAGTAACGCCACCACCTCGGCTCGTCTCGGCGTCCTGACCCGGCCCCGCAAGGTGTCGATCGTCCCCGAGCTGAACAACGCCGCGGTCGCCAAGGTCGCCACCGCACTGGCCGCGCTGTCCGGTGTCCGCGTGCTGAACAAGATGTTCAGCGAGTTCGGCGAGTTCCTGTCCAACCTCGACCGGTCCGTCCCGATCATCGGCACGATGGCCACGGCCATCGCCGGCCTCGCGGCGGCTGGTCTGGCCGGCGCGAGCAACCTCTTCGCGCTGTCGGCCTCGCTGGCGCAGATCGGACCAGCAGTCGCCCTGCTGCCCGGCCTGATGGGTGGCTTCGCGGTCGGACTCGGCGTCACGATCGCCGCGTTCAAGGACTTCAACAAGGAGATCCCCGAGGTCAAGAAGACCCTCTCGGATCTTCAGAACACGATCAGCACGAACTTCTGGGACAAGGCCCGCGAGCCGATCAAGGACATGGTCGACTCCCTGCTCCCCGCCTTCCGTAAGGGCGTTGCGGACACGGCCACCCAACTCGGCGGCTTCTTCGGGTCGTTCGCCAAGAACCTCGGAACGTCGCTGTCCCCGGCGATGGGGCAGATGTTCAACGACCTCTCGTCGTCCATCACCATCGCGACCGGCGGGACCCAGGCGTTCGCCGACATCATCGCGACCCTCGGCAAGGTCGGCACTTCCTACCTGCCGCAGCTCTCGCAGTGGTTCGTCGACATCTCCAAGCAGTTCGCCGACTTCTTGAAGAAGAAGGGCGAGAACGGGATCAAGGCCGAGATCGACGAGGGCATCAC